TAATGCTTGACAAATAAGCGCTCATCTGCTATACTATAATCAGAGAGGGGACAACAAGCCTCAATCTAATGAACCTACAAAGCCGAACAGAAAAGAAAGGAAGCACAACAATGAAAAACATCACCAGGGGAATCACTTGCTACAGTTACAACTTTGGCGTCGTGTCTGGCACGCAGATTAAGAACATCTGCACAATGGAGAGCTATAATAAGCTTGGAGAGCGCGAGCTTAAACGCCGCTGTAAAGACCTTGGAGAAAACGTCATCATGTACTCTTGCACCGAAACAGTCCACTACTACCGCATGTCCATGGGCTTCTTCCTAGAAAACGCTGAGAGGGTTGAGAAAGAGGAGGGCAAGTAATGATATTTGTAAAATGGCGCATCGATGGCGAGGAAGATTCAACCTGCACTACGTTTGAGCTATTTGATTCTCTAATAACAGCCATCGCAAATCTTCACGGCGAATTGATCAGCGTAAAAGTGATATCTATTTAAGGAGGGCAATTAAATGAAACGCCACATCATTGTCGAAACACCCGATCTCAAGCATTGCCTGATAGCCGCCAATTTCTTTAGAAACTGCAACTCAGCCTTATATTTAATCCGCCAACGCGGCGTATGGCAATTAAGTGCCCGGTATTAACCGGGCACTTTTTCATGCCCATACACCCCACTTGTTAAAATTTTAACAATCGAACATTTGTTCGCACTCATGGGCCGCCTCCGGCATCGACTAACCCGCCCCAACCTACCAATTTAATTGGTAGGTTTAACATCGCGCACCCGGTTAGCGTAAGCTAATACTACTTTACACCAATCTATGAAAATTCCGCATGTCGTGTTCATAACTAGTTCACATTTCCTTGCTACAATACATTACAGAGAGGAGGACAGACCCAATGAAATACGTCACAAGAGAGCGAGCAGTTAGCGCCTTCCGATTTGGGAAGCATATCCCTCCCAAATGGTATATGGACCTGCTGAACCGCGGAAAAGTTTTTGCTAGTAGAGAGCAAAGCGAAAAAGGCGTAGAACTAAAACTAAAAATCGTATTACCTGGCAAGACATGCCTTGCAGTTCCCGGCGACTGGATTCTGTTAGACCCCGAAGGCAAAATAAGCGTACTTTCCCATGATGAATTCGTGCACACATACAGGGAGGTAAACGATGGATGATTACGCGGTAGGCAGATTCAAGGCTTTCTATAACTACATTTTCTACGGATACGGTAGAATGAACCAGCCACAGATGGTTAATTCTTCATGTCGAAACAATCAAGAACAAGAGGAAGGCTATAACGCAGGAATAGCAGAAATCGCGCTAAACAAAAAGGAAATATGCGCATACATGCGCAGAAGAGCCGTGGAGAAGGATGTGGAATCGCTTTATGCTACCAGTAATTCATTATGACGCATACAGAATAGGCTTCTTAAAAGCCTGCATGAACTATTACACATACGACTTAGAGCGCACAATAGAGCGTAAAGAAAAAGACTGTGCAAACGAGGACGAGAAAGCAGGCTATACAGACGCCACATTAGATCTCACTAGGTACAAGAAAGAAATAGATGAATTCGTGTGCGCGATACGCAGAAGAATTTACAACTAACCCTTCCCAGCCGGTCTGTGGGTTATCAGGCCGGACCCCACGGGGTAAACCCGCTCCCTCCAATCACAAAATGAAAGGAAGTGAACACTCCCTCCACAATTCAATATGTCGAAACGGTACATTTTTAACAGTAAAGAGGGAAGCGAGTAAATCCCCGCGATTCTAAATTTAAAGAAAGCAAGAACTTGAACAGGAGGAAAAACCATGGCAAAGTACATGACCAGAACAGTAGATACTTATATTTATCATCTGGGGAATATCGAGAACAACGGCGATGCAACCACCATTATCCCCGTAACTGACATTTCCAGCGAAAAGAAGCTGGGCGAGCGAGAGACAAAGAAGCTTCTGAAAGAGCATGGCGCACAGATCGTCTATAAGATCGACAACGTGCCCCATACCTACCGCCTGTCCCTTGGCAAGTTCATGGAACTGGCCGAAGAAGTCCCCACAAAGAACAATCAGTAAACAATCATATTTTAGGAGGAAATAACAATGGATATGAATAAGCAGATGCAGGCGTTCACCGGCTCCGAAACTTCTGACATGTTTGTCAGTTTCGACCCCGTAGCTCCCGATGATAAGATCAAGCTGTACAACGCCATCAACGCCCCTGAGACCCGCATTGCCGACATGGTCAATAAGCCCATTTGCCTGACCGATGTTATCATGGTCAAGTGCAAAATCAACGACCGCGGCCGATCTGCTGAGCGTGACGCAATCCGCGTTATCTTGATTGATGATAACGGAGAGACATATGCGGCCACCTCTTCCGGTATCACCAATAGCGTGCGCAACATTTTCAATATTTTCGGGACCCTGCACTTCCCTGAGGGTCTGAAAGTCACCATTGAGCAGATTAAGACAAGCAACGGCAACACTCTGACTATGAAACTCATGGCCTAACAAATCCGTCCCGTTATTCAATCTAGGGAGGGGCGCAAGCCCCTCCCTTTAATTAAAGGAGGTGTAAAATGGCATCCCGCACAGTATCCGAAAACACAAGCCGCATATTAACGGAGGGCGCTGATTTCATATCAAAGAAATTTCGCCTACCATGTGAGATCGACCCAGACGCGGCTTTAGTCCTTGCTCAAATCGCAACATTCGGGAGGGGGGTCAGGGTATGGCACGGAGGAAAAGAGGTACAACAGGATCAGCTGAAAATAAAAGTGTCTATAACCCAACAAAACAACAGCTGAAAAAGCTACAAAGTGAGATAAAGAACTATAACAGGCGCTTGCAGTCGGCAATTAAAAGAACGTCTCCAGAACTAAGAGAATATTTACCGCCGAAACTTTCATATACAGAGGAAGCAGGCAAAATAAAATCGGCAAAGGGATTCAAGCGCAGAATAGAGACATTACAGAGATTTGATAGAGCCGGGCTAGAGTTAACAACCTTTGAAGGGCGGCCAATAGCAAAGGCTTCTCTTGATTTAATAAGGCGCTCAGTAGCAGAAGAAAACAGACGACGTAAAAAGAGAGTTGCGACGCAGGCAGAAGCACAAGAGCGCCTAGGGAGATTTCCAACACAGCCCGTGTATGGCACAAGGCCAGTAACACTTTCAAAAATAATAGCAGATGAAGAGAAGCGCCAGCGGCTAGAAACAGAGTTTCTAGAACCCGAAAATGCAAACCCACTTACAGAAGCATACAGACAAAACTATATAAGACACGCCTACGAAGCTCTTCAATTATGGAACGTGTCTAACGGAGAAAACGATGAAGTGACAAACCTCGTAATGCAAATAATAGGTGTCGTTGCATCTGCATCAAAAGAAGTGATTGACGCGTCAATAGGTATCCCAGAAACAAGGATAGATATACTCTCAGACCTAGAATTGTTCATAAACAATCTAGCGTACATTCTGGGAATATGGGAAAGCCTATGATATGGCAATATATGCGGCTGACTTTGAAACAACCACAAATCCAGATGACTGCCGTGTTTGGGCGTGGTGCATTTGCGACATATATGACATAGAATCTACAATATCATATGGAGAGACGATTGAGACCTTCATAGAATATATCGGAAAATTACATGGTAAAATATACTTTCACAACCTGAAATTTGACGGCACATTTATTGTAGACCACCTCCTAAAAGAAGGATATGTTCACTCACAATATAGAAAGATACATAGGAACGAGTTTAGCACCTTAATATCAGACATGAGGCAATGGTATCAGATCAGATTTGTACCAGATAGGAAATCAGGATCAGACGATGAAATCCAAATAATAGATTCCCTGAAAATACTTCCAATGCCAATATCTGATATGCCAAAATCTTTCGGGATAGAGGAAAAGAAGCTAGAAATTGACTACCACGAGGACAGAGAAATAGGGCACATACTAACGCAAGAAGAAAAAGACTATATTTCTCACGATGTAATAATATTAGCAAAAGCCCTTAAATTTATGTTTGATCACAATCAAACAAGACTAACAACTGGCTCAAACGCCTTGCACGATTACATGTCCCGACTAGGAAAAGAACAATATAAACAGAGATACCCGGAACTAGATTTACCAACGTTCACTGACTTTAAGAAATCGTACAAAGGCGGATTTACATTTGTAAACCCAGCATACAAAGACAAGGATGTAAAAGAGGGAGCCGTATTTGATGTAAATTCAATGTATCCGTGGGCAATGAAAAATTGTCTACTCCCCTACGGAGAGCCGGTATATTTTCCAGAGAGATACAAACAAAACCCGATGTACCCACTATACATACAATGCATCCTATGCGAATTCAAGTTAAAACCAAACCACTATCCATGCATACAGATAAAAGGTCATTTTATGTACCATGATACAGAGTATTTAACACAGTCGATAGAGCCAACCTATTTATACCTAACAAGCGTAGACGAGAAGCTAGTATTTGACCACTATGACGTGAACGTCATAGAATGGTGCGGCGGGTATATGCTAAAAGGAACGCACGGTCTATTTGACGAATACATAGACTATTGGTATAACGAAAAGACCGAAGCTAGAATAGAGGGAAATCCCGGGCGCGAGAAGATAGCGAAACTAATGCTAAACTCTCTGTACGGAAAATTCGGATCAAAGAAAAGAGGAAAGTCATGCATCCCGTATCTAAGAGAAGATGGTAGAGTAGGATTTAAGCTATCAGAGGAGGAGATAAGAAAAGGCGGATATATTCCAATGGCCTGCTTTATAACAGCATATTGCAGAGACAAGATAATCCGTGGAGCACAAATTTGCGGCGATAGATTCATATATGCAGACACGGATAGTCTGCACGTATCAGGAACAGAGCCGCCGGAAGGACTGTGGGTAGACAACAAAGCCCTAGGAGCATTTAAGTTAGAAGAAACATTCATTCGTGCCAAATTTATACGTCAGAAAACCTACCTAGAAGTAACACTAGGAAAAGACTATCAAGAAAAAATCAATATAAAATGTGCTGGTATGCCTAAAAACGTCAAAGAGACAATAACAGAAAGCGAATTCAAGGAAGGCGCAGTATTCGATGGAAAACTCCTTCCCAAAATCGTCCCCGGCGGCGTCATTTTGAAGGAGACAACCTTCAAAATAAAAAAGGCAAAAGGGGTTGACAACTCGCTTTCATTATGATACAATACCATAGAGGGGTCCTTGCTTTCCTAGTGTCCCCGTCCGGGGCACCGGGGCGAAGAGCCTTCCCGGGTGGGAATTGGCGGTGGTGTGCTGACACAGTGGAGGGCAAGGATTTCCCTTATTTTACAGAGGTGATAAAGTGGACACTAAGGACACGTCCATGTATTACAATGCGGATGACACACTCTCAAGAAACAGGTTATTTAATTTTGTTGTAGGCGCTCGTGGAGCTGGTAAGACCTACGGAGCCAAAAAGAGGGCAATTAAAAATTTCACCGAAAAAGGCGAACAATTTGTATATCTTAGAAGGTACGACACAGAAATGCCTCAGTCACAGATGCGAAACTTTTTCGATGATATCATGCAGGAGTTTCCGGACCACGAGTTTAAAGCGGATCGTGGGCTATTCAGGATAGACAAGGAAGTCGCCGGGTGGTATTTCCCGCTGTCAAAAGCAGTAATGCTTAAATCAATGCCGTTCCCAAACGTCACCTTGATTATCTTTGACGAATTCATCATTGGAGCAGGAGCATACCGCTACCTTCAAAATGAAGTCGTGACCTTCCTTGAATGTTACTCAACAATATCAAGAGACAGAGATGTCCCAGTATTATTCTTGAGTAACGCCGTTACATTCAGTAACCCTTATTTCCTATATTTCAACCTATCATTAGAGAAAGGGCAGAAAAGAAAGCTACTAAAGGACATCCAACTAGAGACAGTCACAAACCCAGCATACGTAAACCACGTAAAACAGACCAGATTTGGGCGTCTGATAGACGGAACAGAATATGGGTCCTATTCAATGGACAACGAGTTCTTGCTAGACACGGATTCATTCATTGAAAAGATGGTTACAGCCTGCTTCTATGTTACAACGATACTAATAGACGGCTTCAAAATTGGCGTGTATAGGGACATGAACTCTGGTATTTTCTATCTATCAGAGAAAACTGATGACACAAGAAAGATAACAATAAGCCTAACATTAAACGACCACAACAATTCAACCGTATTAGCCACAAGGAACAACATAGTTATCAAAGGTATAATGGATGCTTTCTCTGCTGGCATGCTGAGATTTGAGACACAAAAAGTAAAGAATTTAGCATGGCCCATTCTAAGAAAGCTACTATAACAAATGGAGGGTTACAAAATGGCATACGAATTTACACAGGATTCTTTCCGGCAGTTCTCTGAGGAAGTTATCTCCGCGGGAGGAGATCAGGCCACCTTAACGACTTTATTGAGCCAGATGCAAGACGTTATCATTGATAATATCGGAAAAATGGAACAGCTTACGCAAAACAATGAGAACGTCACCAAGGAAAATGAGCGGCTCAAGAGTGCAAATATGGACCTGTTTCTGAGGATCGGTTCTCAGGCTGAGGCCATTGAGAACAAGGCCAAGGAAACCACCAAAGAAGAGCCGGTTGGAGTTGACGATTTTCTAAAGAATATCTATAAGGAGGATAACAACAATGGCAACTAAGAACAACCCTATTGCTAGCCCTGAAATGATGAACGCAATCCGCAATGATGCGAGTGACGCCTATAAGGCCGCTGTGCCTGTAGCCACTCCCGCAAATCTGACGGACGTAGGAAATCCTATCCTTGCATACGATGCAATGGCCAACGAGTTTCTGAGCGCCCTGGTAAATAAGATCGTTGCTACCATCCTTTACCGCAAGATGTGGAACAACCCTCTGTCTATGCTCCGCAAAAACGCTGAGCCTCTGGGAGTTGACGTTGAGGAAGCCCACGTGAATCCGGCTACCGCTCAGGCATATGATGGCACTGAAACCGGTATGGCCGCAGTTCTGAAAATGACAAAGCCCGATGTGGCCGCCGCGTGGTATCGGCTGAACCGGCAGGACAAATATCCCGTGACCATCAACAACGAACAGCTTACAAACGCTTTCGTCTCATGGAACGCCCTTGAAAACCTCATTCAGGGCATTGTAGACAGCCTTTACAATGCGAACACCATTGATGAATTCAAGTACACTAAACAGTTAGTTGTTGATGCAATCACTGATGGAAAGCTGAAAACAGTTACAGCAGTAATGCCCAACAACGAGGCCACCGGCAAGCAGTTCCAAGTACAGCTCCGCAATATGTCCATGCTGTTCACATTCCCTTCCAGCGCCTACAACAACTACAAGCTAATGGGCGGCACCGGAAACGACCGCGTAACATGGAGCCCCATCGAAGATCAGTTGATCATCATCCGCGCGGATGTAGCCGCAAATATCGGAGTTGAGGTACTTAGCGCGGCGTTTAATCTCAGTTACTCCGATTACCTGGCCAGACAGATTATCGTTGACGATCTGGGAGCCGATGGAAAGACGCTGGCAGTGCTGGCAGACACCAAAACATTCCAGATTCGCGAAAAGCTCCGCCGTTTCACTACCTTCTATAACGGCTCCGCGATGAACTGGAATTATTGGTTGCATGCGTGGGACACCTTCTCTTTGTCTCCCTTCCACAACTGCGTGGCCCTCCGCACAGCGTAAGAGCAATTTAGGGAGGGGCGCAAGCCCCTCCCAATAGAAAGAAGGTGAAACCATGGCATTATGGAGACCCGAAACAACTATATATCTGTGTACAAATACAGGCATAGATCAGTATAACAAACCCTACTTTGAATCCAACGCCGCAATGCAAGGGTGGTTAGCCGGAAAAGTAAAGGCATCTTTCACCCAATACTCATACCAGAGAGCAGACGAGCGGCAATACTGCCGCGTAGAATACAATTATAACGACGCTCTTACATGCGACATTATCATGTGGCAAAATACCGGAACCGGACCGCGCTGGATTATCGCGAACATTACAGGGGTTGAGTGGGTAAACCCGAACACAACAACCATCTATTTTGAAGTAGACGCATTTTGCACCTACTGTGGGGACATAAACTGGCCAACCTCCTACAGCCTAGTGGAAAGAGAACATGTCGTGAACGACTGGAACGGAGCTAATCCAAACTGGATTAACATTGGGATACCAGAAGGAATGGGAGGCACACCAGACCAAGTTGTATACGACCAAATAAAGGCATACGCTCCAGATACATTTGTGGTATTCACTCCTTATGATTCTTCCGGTCAACCAATGTTTGGAGGCACTGTAGAAAATAATGTGTTTAACGGCTTAACTATGAGAACTTTTTCAAGCGCAGGAGCCGTTAACAGCTATTTGCAGAGCGTAGCAGAATCAAGCGAGGGAAAGCTAGAAAATATCCTAGGCGTTTACTCCGTACCCGGCGATTTCCTATCCAATTTGTCAGAAGCAGTTGAAACTATTCCGCCGTGGCAAAGCGGCGGAGCAATTGGGCCAGACCTTTGCAGAAATGCGAAATGTTATTCTAGTGAATTTTGCGTGGCGCAAGTAGAAGGCATGAACAGCGAGACAGTGACATACAAACCCGAGCTAATCACAACACAAGGCACATTTAACTTCCATATCTACGGGCGCTTTATCGGCGGCGGAGGAGGAATCATTGCAACGCCTGATGCTTACGATTACATGGGAAACCCTGGAGAATACGGGTGCGCAATCACCGTATTTCCGCAAGGTGCGTGGGTTGGAAATCAGTACGCCCAGTATCAGCAGACCAACAAAGTAAACATTCTAGCAACCACCGCAAAATCTGCTGGTTCGTTCATTCTTGCCGGAGCCGCCGCCGCTACAGGGGTAGGAATGGCCGCCGTTCCAGGACTAGTTGCAAGTGGGCTCAGTAGTGCGGCAAGTATTTGGGATGCAGATACAAAGGCTAAAAAGGGCTCAGCCGCCGTGAATGGCTCTGTGTCCTCTGACCCAATCCTAGCCGCCGCTATTGGTCAGTTCGGTTTCAAATTCCGGTGGTATATGTGCAACGAGAGTATCATGAAATCTGTTGACAGCTTTTTCGACCGCTACGGCTACAAGGTCATGAGGCTGAAAGTTCCAGAGCGCAACAGCCGTCCATGCTGGAATTTTGTTAAGACTTCTGAGGGTCACGTATCCGGTGCTATTCCAACCGTCTACAGAGAGCGCATTGAAGCAATGCTAAATGCTGGTGTCACATTCTGGAACGTAGGAGCAAGAGCCATCGGTGACTTTTCCAACCCGTCCGCTAACAAGAGTTAGGAGGTTGCCATGGAAACTGTAATTGTTGCTATACTCTCTCTAATCGGAACGCTAGTTGGAACTTACGCAGGAATTGTTTCAGCCAACAAGGTGACAGAGTGGAGAATAAAGCAAGTAGAATCTAAAATATGCACCCTATCAAAACAAGTGGAAGAACTTACAGCAACAGTGAACTACATACAAGGCAAAATGGAGGTACTACATGACCATTGAGTTTATAACAGTTGTAGCTCTAGTGCTCATTTATCTGGCAATCTATATGTTACTAATCCCGGTTGGAAAACGTCTACACTACATTATGTCCAGAACAGTATTCAAAAATAAACCGATCAACCATACCTCATATTGGCTGACATACCTAGTGGTAAATATTATTGTATCTCTCACAGGAATGATTATCATTTTCAACCTAGTAAAATACACTGCGGAGGTGTGGATTATATGACCAATCTATTGAAACGATTAGCTAACCTCATGTCCGTTAAATCCCTAGTAACAATCGCCCTGACAATCGTGTTTTGCATTATGGCATATAAACAGACAATCTCACAAGACTTTATGACCATATACTCTGTTGTTATCGCTTTCTTTTTCGGTGCTCAAAGTGCCAAGAGCAACAACCAGGAACTTCAAAACGACCTAGAATACGCGGAAACGAAAAACGCAGAATTATATAACCAGTTGATGGAGCTGTCAAAGGAAAACGCGGCCTTAACCGCTAAACTAAAGGAGGTGTACAACGATGCATCTAATCCGGAACTACCTGACGAATAACGACTGCTATAAAGCAGGTAAGCCTCTAAATATTCGAGGCATCATGGTACACAGCACAGGTGCAAACAACCCCAACCTAAAGCGCTACGTCCAGCCAGACAAGGATGGTATCGGCGCAAACAAAAACTCCAACGACTGGAACCACCCGGGCATTGACACATGTGTTCATGCTTTCATCGGGAAACTGGATGACGGTTCCATTGCCACCGTGCAGACCCTCCCATGGAACATGCGCGCGTGGCACGCCGGTTCAGGCCGTTGGGGATCGGCAAATAACTCCTATATCTCTTTTGAGATTTGTGAGGACGGCCTTACAGACCCAGATTATTTCAACGCTGTATATACAGAGGCTATAGAACTCTGCGTCTATCTATGTAGGCTCTACAGGCTGGATCCATCACAAGAGGATGTCCTAATCTGTCACTCTGAGGGCTTCACTCTAGGGGTAGCATCCAATCACGCTGACGTTATGCACTGGTTTCCAATGCACAACAAAACGATGAACGACTTTAGAACAGATGTATATGCACTCCTGAAAAGCGCCGGTGGAGCATCCCCGGAAGAGATCGTAAGAGAATACCGTAAGACACTACAGGACAATGATGCAGAGAACTGGTCAGAAGAGGCCAGAGAATGGGCAATTAGAAACGGTCTTATTACAGGATACGAAGGAAATTACATGTGGCAGGATTTTGTAAATAGAGAACAATTAGTTACCATTCTTAAAGCCTTCAATAAAACATTGGGAAATCCCGTACCGTAAACTACACTCAACTCCCGGCGTCTACCGTCAACTCCCGGCGTCTACCGTCAA